TTTAGCCCCTATAGAACGATTATTTCTTAATGGATAAGAATAACCTTCTAATTTATATGCCTAAGTTTTTCCATTAATAATATCAGATATTGTTGAAGAAGAACAGTTAAACATTTCTCCAAGTTCTTTTAATGTTTTATCATTTTTTAATATTTCTTCGTGAATTTTTTTACACTCTTCCGGAGAAAATTTTAATCCTTTTGTCCCTTTTGTTTTATTTGAACGGATTGGATATGACATATTTTGCTATGGACGTCTTTTCCCAGTATTTATATTATAGATATGAGTTAGTGAAAATCCAGTTTTCTTTGAAATATCATTAAATGAATAACTTTCGTCTTTTAACATTTCAATTACCTAATTCACTTCATCATCTGTATATATTGGTTTTACTGGATTAGTGCCACCAGTAGATTGATTATAACCATCAAAATATGTGTTATAATATTTTATCCAATAAATTTCTCGTTCATTTATTTTATCATCTGGAATATTTTCTTCTAAAACAATTAACTAATATTCTTCTTCGCCATATTTACGAATTCCTCTACTAAGAGGATATTCATACTCTGGATTATTGATATTAAATGGATCGTAATAAATATGTTGTTTATGTCTATATTCTAAATTATTTGTCTAACCGACATAAACAATCTTATCTATACTTTTCTTTTTATAAGCATAAATAACGTTCATACAATCAACTCCTTTTCTCACTAATATATGAAAAATGAAGTTAGATGTTTAAACAGATTTTCCCACGGGATTACCATGAATTTATAAAATTTTTAGGCTTCCCCGTTAGCCAACGCTTTACCAAAAATTCCTGTAAATTTTTCCCTTCGCGCTGACCCCCAGTAGCTACTGGGAAAAGTAGACTAGGGCGAATAGTTCACCCTCAAAAACGATTGCTCGGCGCATTTTAGGTATTACACATCTTGAATTATTAAAGTTATAAAGGTTTAAACCAAGAGGATGATTATATATTTGTCCATTTACTCTAATTGGCCGGTACTTTCCATATTTTTCTGCGTCTTCTTCCACCACTGTGCGACCGCGCAATCCAATAAATCTACCATCTTTATCAAAATGTGGGATAGTAATCTATGCTTCTCCTGGATAAAATCCAATTTCCGCATTATCTATTGCTTGTTGAGAAATACCCTCATCAAGCCAAGGTCTAATCTTTATATTATAATTGAAACGAGAAAGAATAGTATCATCATATTCTTCAAGTATTATATGGGGGGCTGTATTTTGTATATCTTTTATACGAGAATAGTTTGCTAATATTTTCCAATCTTCAAGTCCTTCTTCTGTTGGACTATCCTCTTCTCGTCCGGATAAACGAAATCTTTGGGCTATCCATCTAACCGCTTCATTTAAATCATAAATTATATTATGCTGTAAATTCATTACTTTGATACACAACTGAAAAATATCAAATACAGGTTCTTCACAACCAGTATAGCATCTAAACAATCCTGTATTTTCATAATAATATAATTTACGAGAAGCTTCTGCATTTAAACGGTTATGACATATGGTTCGGGCGATGAGACCAGTTGGACATTTTTCTGGCTCACCGCCCCATTCTTCCAGAAGATCAAAAATATCATCTATTGTTAAACTATCTCTAATCTCTTGTTTATCAAAAACTAACATTAGATAATAATCACCTTTGTACAGGTTTTTAACAAACCATATTCTTCATTAACAATTTTTACTAAATAATCTTGTGGTTTCATATTTCTATCTGAACCTTTTCGGTCTTTTAAATATTCATTAGCACATTTTCTTGACATTTGATATTCTACATAATAAGAATCATAATTCGCCATTTTTATTACCTCTTAATCTTCATCTTCATCATCCGGAAACGCACTTGCTACATAAATTCTTGTATCATCTATGGGAATAAGTTCATAATCCCATCCTGTTGCGAACATTGGGGTAATACGGCAAGTGCCTAAATCCGCCTTACACCAAAGATAAATACCTTTATATCTTCCTCTGCGATTTTTGTATATTGATATTTTAAGAGTAGGTTTTTCAAAAGTTCCTGTTGCTAGAATTTTTTCCAATCCCTTAAAATCATTTTCTTTTGCTAAAAGAAGAATTGCGCCAAGGTCTATTTTATCCGCAATACTTTTTGCGCCACGCAAAAGGTTTTGGTCAGGAGTTTCGCTTGTTTGATAATCAGCATTTAACTGGGTCGCAGACATAATAAAAACTCCATATTGATTACAAATATCTTTTATTTTATTAGACAACATAAATAAAATATTATCTTCTCTTAATTTAATTCCACCACTTCTACGAGTTATTTCTTCTAAAATTTTCATAGAAGTATGAATATAATCGTGAAAAATATATTTTACATCGTGGTCTCTAATATTTCTTTTTATCTTATTTTCAACATCTTGAAGTGAAAAATCTGGTAAATGTTCAACATAGAGAGGTGAATTTTTTAAGATTTCTGCAGCTTGAAGCACACGTTCTTCTTCATCACCTTCATATTTACCATCAATAATATGTTCTTCATTTACATTAGAAATAAAAGCCAGCATCATTGTTTGAATCTCGGTCAAATCTTGCTCTGTTGCTATATAAAGAGTAGGCCATGCAGGACCTGTTTTAATCCAACCAAAAATTTCATCATACATTTTATTACAACCAATATAACAGGCATCGGCTATCATTGAACGGGACTTTCCGACGCCAGTAGCGGCTGAGCGCAGATAAAACTTTTTAAGTCTTGCTCCTCTTGTGATTGTATTAATTAATGGACCATATAGAGGAACTCCTGCTTCTGGATTATCTTTAAAACTTTTTATTAAATCAAGAATTCCATCGCCAGCTTGTTGTGCTTCATCAATTACTTCATCTACATATCTTAATCGTAAATCTTCTACCTTTTTTTGTATTTCATCGGCTATTTGAATTAATGTCATATTATCCAATTTATCTTCTTGTGCTTGCCTTTTTTTCGCATCAAGAATTTCATCTGGGTCATATATATCATTAACACTAATTCCATAAGCATCAAAGCCTCTTAATAGAGTAAATTTCTTTAATCTATCATAATAATAATCAAAAGCACTGGGGGTACAATTTTCTGCAACTTTAAGAAGCCATTCTTCTCCTTTCTGTTGTTTAAAAATTGCTTCACTTTTTGGTCTTGATGCCAGAAAATCTGATATAGCACTAAGATTTATTTTATGAGCACCTAATTCGTGTAATTTATAAATTGTTCCAAAAACAATTTTATGAAATTGGTCTGGAAAATCTTCATCATTTATAGTATATTTATCTGTAAAGTCCAGAAGCTGTGGATTATTAAATACACTACCAATGACCTGCATAATAGCTGTTATATCAACATATTTATTTGCCACAGTCTTCCTCCTCTTCATCTAAAAACATAAAAATTCTTCTTCTTTTGGGTTCTCTTTTTGGTGGTTTAATAATTATTTCTTTTACTTTTGGAATATATTCTTTTATATTTTTTTCAGCATTTTTTTGACTTAATAACCATTCATTATAATAATATCTTTTTGCTTCTTCATAAACCCAAGGAACAATACCAATTCCACCATTTGCTTTTTCAATAGGATTTTTTTTAATTTCATAAAAATATTTTAATGTCCGATGAATACCTGAATATGTATAATCTGGATGGTCTTTAAGATATTTTTGAATTTGAAGAGTAATGCGACCATCCATATGGTCTAAATTGAATAATTTTATTATATATTCTTCAAGTTCTTTTCTATCTTTTTCTTTCTAGGTATCTTCCGCCGACAAGGCGCCGGCGCAGCTAGCGTGAGCATAACGACGAGAGCTAACAAGGACCGCTGGATATTTATCTCTATCGAATTTCTGTTTGCATATAGCACAGATAACATAATGAGCCATAATATACACGACCTTTTATTTCTTATATAATAATTATACCATATTTTTGTATAAAAATCAACCCTCATTTTTTATATGAGGGTTGATTTACTTATTTATTCAGCTCTCTTAATTCATAAAGAATTAAATCTAATTGAGGGGCATTTGCCGCAGTACAATCGCTTACTTTCTTGCCTTTTCCAAGATGTTTATCAACAATCAATGTAATTTTCCCTGCCATATTAGGACTTTTTTGGACTAATTTTCCTACGATTTCTTGGAATTCATCCATCATTCCTTTAAAATCATAACTTTGTTCATCAGCATAAATAGTAGGAGCTTGAACTTGGTCAGTCACTCTATCAGCCCCGTGCACAGCCTCTTTTTCAACGGCTTCCGCAATTGCATTAGTCAAAGCTTCATAACTAAATTCAATAGAATCGGGGGTATATCTAAACCGAGAACCAGCATCATAGCGAGGAGTACCACGAAGGAAAAGACGAGTTTGAACTCCATTTTCTCCATTTACTTCTCTGGCATAACCAATGATATCACAGGTACGCTCACAAACAAGAGCAGCGCGTGTATCAAGAGAAGGAACAATTTTATTATATTCTTGACCTTGTTCATCTTTAAAAACTTTATCTTTTTCGTGAGAAATTAAAACAAGACCATAATTCATTTGTAGAATTTTTCTAAGTTGTTCATCAAATTCCTGCATCGCAAGAGTATAACCTTTACCATAAGGAATATCTCCAATAGTTTCATAAGTTTTCTCTGCGGTAGATTCACGAGAACAAATATATTTTACACAAAAATCATAAGCAATATCAGCAGTATCAACAATAACAGTCTGAAATTTTTCAGCAACTCCTGGCTGTTTCAACTGATTAATAACTTTCTTAAAGTCTCCCCAAGATAAAATCGGTTGTGCGTAAATATCTGGAAGAGCATTGTAGCCTTTCTCAAAGGCACAAAGTAGAGCACCAGGAAAATGACTTGAAATAGTTGTTTTACCTGTTTTGGCTGCTCCATAAAACATTACAGAATAGCCTCTTAAATCACGGGATACTTTATGAGGTTTAAGGTCAAGTAAGGAAATCTCTGCCATAGTTTAACTCCTTTATTAGAAATTAAATCCACCGGTAGCAGGAACTGCGGCCGCAGATGCTTTGGAAGCTTTGTACTCATCTTGACGCTGTTTAATACCAGCCAAATAAACTTCACGATTTGCCATAGCGTCTGTGAGTTCCTTTGCGGTGATAGTTTCATCACTATCCCATTCATAAGGTTCAGTATTACTACCAGTGATTACCCAATCACGACGAGTGCTGGTGCTGGTCTGAACGTTTGCTTCACCCCAACCAGATTCTTCAACTTTTTCATTGGTGACCGTTTGAGAAATCTGACGGCCCCAAACCTTAGTGAAGACTGGATTCTTAGGAGATGCTTCAAGACCTTCAAAATAATCCATACCACGAGCATTGGTGACTGAAAATTCAACTGGAAGAATGGCCTTACGAAAATCAAATACGCATCCGCGAACAATAACCTTTTCCTTTATCTTTCTTTCTTCATCTGCTTCAATACGATTTACATTTGTAATGAGCATATCTGCTTCAAATGTATTACGAACTTTTTCATCAGGATTAAGACTTGCAGTAGTATGAACAAAACCACCTTCATTACGCTTTACACTTACAAGCTCTTCCTTACCAGAACGGTCAGAATAAAATTCGTTAAGACCAATAGCAGAATCAATACGAACCTTACCCGCATTATCTGCGCCATTACCCATAACCGTTCCAATTTTTCCATCAACAATATCCTTCAAAACAGCAAAAGTCGCATTTGCGTTGCCTTTTGAGGTAGTTGCGGTGACATATGTAAAATGAACTGGCACAATATTAGTGCATTCATTATCAGTAGCAATATTTAAATTACCCATAATAAATTCGGTGCCTGGATTCTTTGAATTTTCACCAGATACACGAAGTTCAAGGGTAGATTCATAAACAAGACCTTCAATGTGAGTTGTATTAATCATATTCTTCATTTTATTTTATCTCCTTAATCATTATTAATTTCTACATTAATTCCTTTTTCAGTAATACTATAAATAACTGGGTCTTGACCAACTTTTTCAACATATCCATCTAATACCAATTTACGAATTGCGCCAGATACTGTTCTAGATGCGACAAACATACTATCAGCAATATCTTTTGCTTTCCAACTCTGGACATCAGAATGTTCTTTTAGAAAACTTAAAATCTTTTTTCCATTTTCAGTGAATTGTGGTTTATCACCATTATTAGAATTACCTTTAAACTTATTCCAATATTCAATTAAATTTTCTGGCATAGGATTCTTTTCAAAATTACTTTCTACATAACTAATAAAATCTTGTTTTAATGACATATTTTCTTTTAACCTCTTTTTCTTATCTTATATATATATTATATCATATTTTATTTAGAAAGTCAAATACCAATTAATCAATTAATTAAGAGTTCTTCCGCATATGGAAGAGTTTCAATCCATTTACAAAAGGCTCGCCATTCAGGAAGCCTATGGTCTTTTCGTTGAATATAAATATTTCTTAAACAACGATAATTTGTTGTCATTCTAGCAGTTAAACAAAAACCAGCAGGATTAGAATAAAGAATTTCTAAATATAATTTCTTTTTTTCTTCTTCATCTGTTGCTTCATTATAAAGATTAATTTTTTCTTTCATAATCTCAATAATACGAGAATCAACATACTCAATATACTGGTCATCAAGATTAAATTTAGTAATCCTATGCATTGTAGATTGAGAACTTACAAATTCAAGAAAGCGATATCTTTCTGCTTCAACCCACATTTTATTACTACAAGTTAAATCAAAAGATACACGAATTCCAGTTAAAAACTAAGAATGTGCGCCATTACCTGTTTTTGTCGCATCTACAAGCTTCTTACATCTCGTTAAATCCTTCTCGGAGACTGCGACCGCAGGTATCTCGGTTCTCATAGGATAACCAGAGGCAATTATACTTTCTTCTAAATCATAAATTTTTACATTAGATACAATTTCTTTCATAGTTAAATAGAATTTTCCTTATTATATTCATTTTCACTTACATTAGTAGTATTATTTAAATTACTATTAGATGCGGTTAAAGTTATACCATCACATTTGCCGTTAGTGGTAGCTGTATTAACCTCAGCAGAATTATTTAAAGTTATTGTTGTTCCAGAAGCAGAGGTTGTATAATAATAGGGGGTTGTAATACTTGGAGATTTATAAGTCCAAGTAATTCCAGTATTAGCTTTATAACCTTCCCAGTATGCTTCATCAAGTATTTCTTTTAATTCTTCTTTGGTTAATTCAATTTTACCATTTTTATTAGTAGTAAAAATCTTAATCATATTTCTACCTCATTTAATACTATATCCAAAATCTTTGGCGTGAAAATAATTTTGCCAATAATCTTCTCGTTTATTTAATTCATTTCTATCGCATTCTTCAACAATTTCAAAAGTGAAATTTTCTACTCCAATAGAATACATAGCTGGATAAAGTTTATTCTATGTCCAGTCCTCAGCGCCAACACCACGTTTAGTATGTTGCTTCCAACGACTGGCTATATCTACCGCTTGTCCAATATAACACATTTGATTTTCTATATTGGTAATTTTATATATTCCAGTATGAACACCAGAACCCACAACTCTACCAATCATATCAGTTAAAGGCTTTTCATAATAAACTTTATAAATAACCTTATTTAAAGGTGTTTTATCTCTTAAAAATGGTAAAACTTCACGCAATTTTTTTATTTCATTAATATCTTCATCTGATAAACATATACGATAATAATCCTATAACGTTTCCATTTCCATCTTTCGCTAAGCAGCTTTTAATGCAGTCTATACATCAGCCTATAAACGAATGATGCGATCATTCCAGTATGAAAACTCTTTTTGCTTTCCTTCTATGGCTTCTTCAAACTCTTTTGTTGTTTCTTCCATTGTTTGAAGATAAATATTTTTTGCTTCTTCTCTTTTTTCAAAAAGAGTATCACTAATTCTATCAATTTCTTTCTCAAAATTGTTTTCAGCGATACTTAAAGCCTAATTATAATAATCTTCTGCTGCGCGAGTCTAAACTTCTTTTAACTATGATAATCCATTTCTAATTTCTCTATTCTATTGGAGAAGCATATGATGTTTTTGATTTTCTTGTTGAGTTTGCTAATATAAAACATTTAATGTTTCTTGTCTATCAGAAATAGTTTTATTTAATTTTTCAATTTCATTTAATATTTCTTCATTATTATAAGAAATAATTTTAAGTTTTGGTTTTAATATTAGGTATATCCCAACTCCACCTATTATTAAACCAATTAGAATATATAAAATATCCATTTTAAATATTAAAAATACGGAGTGAGCTTATATCTCACCCCGTAGATTTTTAATTTTCATTTAAATTATTCTTCGGAGGCATCGGGATCAAATGCCATACCTGCTTCTGTCAGAGACAGGAACTTAACAGCCTTATGGGTGCCGTCAGCGAGTTCAATCTCAGCAGGAGTGCGGATACCCAAGCCCTTACGCTGAATAGCAGAAGTAAAAATACCATCAACAGAACGCTTTTCAAGACCGAGAGCATCAGCTACATCAGCAGCAGTGACATCCTGACCATTAATACTCTTTAAATATTCAAGAACCTTTTTAGAATTTTCTTTCATAGCCATAACAATAAATCTCCTTATTAATTATAATATTTTTTTTATTTGGTAATCTTTTACCTTATCTGTAAAAATTATATCAAAAAATTTTTTTTAAGTCAAGAATTTTTCTTTTTTTCTAATATCTCTTGAACAAGTTCATCAATCTCAAATAAATCTTCTAAATCTTTTACGCGTCCAGACAAAACCATTATTTGCTCCTGAGCATATCTGATTTCATCGTGGTCTTCGCTCTGTTCAATAATTAACTCGTATTTCGCTATCTTTTCAGCAAACTATTTGAGTTCTTTTTTCTTCATTGTAAAATTTTCATCCTTAATTTTTACAATTTAATTATATAAAAATTTTTTTATTTTGTCAATTTAATGACTCCATAAACTCTGTTTCAGTAATGATAGGAATATTTAATTTTTTTGCTGTTTTATTTTTAATAGAAGTTGAATTTATATCATTATTAATTAAATAATTTACATTACTGGAAACATTTGATACAACTTTGCCACCGAGTTTCTCAATAAAACTTTGTAATTCAGCTCTGTTTTTAAATTGATGAACAGAACCAGTAATTACATATTTTTTATTTTTTAAAGGTAAATTTTCTTCAGCTACAACAGCATTATCAAAGGTAATATTTAAAATATTATAAAGTTGGTTGGCTTCACTATAATCAAAATTTAATAAAGAATTTGTTTTATTATCAGCAAAACCATACAATTGAGAAAAATCATATTTTTCTTCAATCGCTTTATAAAATTCTTCATAAGAAGAAAAATATTTTGTTAATTCTGTTGCTACTGTTTTTCCGATTAAGGGAATACCAAGAGCAGAAATAAAAGAAACGAATGAACAATCTTTACTTTCTTCAATAGCATTAAGGATATTTGAAACAGATTTTTCACCAAATCCAGGTTTATTTAACCACTCATTTTTATGTTCTTTTAATGAAAAAATATCAATTATATTATTAATCCAACCCCATTCAACTAATTTTTCAAGAGTTGCTTTTGAAAGTCCTCTAATATCTAAACCTTTTTTACTACAAAAATGGTCTAAATGATTTATAAATTTCCCTTCACAAGCAGGATTAGTACAATATAATTGTTTAGATGAGTTTATTTTTGTAGGACTGCCACAAATGGGGCAAACCTTCGATATTTCAATATGGTTATCATCAAATTTAGCCCGTGCTTCACTTCTTACTACTTGTGGAATAATCATATTTTGTTTTACAACCCATATTTTTTCATTAACATATGGAAAATAACCCAAAATTTCTCTCATAATATTAATATTATGAAGACTTGCTCGCTCAATAATGCTCTCACCATCATCAATTGGTTCAAAAACAGCAACAGGTGTTAAAATTCCAGTTCTTCCCATAGAATATTCAATATTTAATAATTTAGTTTCATATTCTTCATCATAAAATTTATATGCGATAGCATTTTTAAAATGATGTGCGGTTTCACCAAGAGATTCACCATAAGAAATATTATTAAATTTAAAAACTAAACCATCTATTGGATAACCATAGGTAGAACAGCGTTCTCTTATATCTATAATAGATTGAGAAATATCTCCTTTTACCCAAGGAACAACTTGAAAGCCTAAAATATTAGCAAATTTTAAACGGTCAGTAAAAAAATTACCAGACCATCCTTTTATAACATCCCAAACTATAAAAGTTAAATGGCGTTTAGCGCATTCTTCACTGTCTAATAGGCGAACAGACCCCGATGTAAAATTACGAGAATTTTTATAATCTGTTGCAAATGGTTCAAAATCTGAATCTAAACAAATAATTTCTCCATCAACAATTAATTCATCTAAAAAATTAATCTTTTGAGGGATTGAAGAAATGACTTTTGCATTATGAGTAATATCCTCTCCTACTAAGCCATTTCCTCTTGTTTCAGCTAAAACCAATTCTCCATTTTCATATTTCAAAGAACAAGTTAAACCATCAAGTTTAGCCATAGCAACATAATCGTGTTTTCCTAAAAAATTTTCTATTTCAGAAATTTCTTTGGTTTTATCTAATGATAACATTTTATGATTGTGTTCTACTTTTTTTAATTCATTTAC